CCCCATGGTCGGTGTTATTACCAACAACTCTAATCGACGCTAATTCTACTTTGAACACATGTCTACTTCCACCAGCGGATACTCAAACATCTACCTCATACCAAAAATATTATATCGTCCCATCTTTCGGAATAAATGTTAATCAAACCAAATCGCAGTGTTTGACCAATCCGACAACAGCTCAAGAAACAACAGAACCAATTGTCAACAATCCGTCGATGTATAATGGGTCAATCAGGTCAATATGGTCTGCACCTAACTACGGATATTTCAATTCAAATGTGTTGAGAAAACCAGAACCTGACGAATACCTAACTACTATAAATCCGTTAACAGCTGACCAATCACCAATTTTTTTACAGGCTAATGTTAACTATAGTAAAATAGAGGAGATATTTGGTGTTTTTGATAGAAAGACTCTCAACCTAATGGAGAAGGAATTCTTGAATTTTTGTAAACCAGCAAATAAAGTTCAATATCAAAAAAATACTTCTACGGCAGGAGAATTTCAAATAGACATAGATGTCAACTTCAGAAACTTCCAACTCTTTTTCAAAAATACAATGTTCATCGAGACGAATACACCCGTTCAACCCGCGGAAAAATTTTTCCAAAAAGCTATCGAATCTCAGTTCGAAAATTTCAAGAACAACATTAAAAACTTTATGGAGTATGATGTGATAGTGAAAAACGGAAATCCATCCAAATACGAAAGAAGAATATTCAATTCATTTGCTGGTAGTCAAAGTATTACAAGACCACAAAAATTCAAAACATATGTACCTGGAAGTTTACCAACAAGGGGAGGAACTACAACATTACAACAATCACAAAGACAAAATCCAAGAGAATGGACATCTTTAAGAACTGAAGTAGGATTTTCAACAATACCAGGTTTAGTTTACTCTGACGATGGCTCATACATTACAGATTTCTTCGTTGACAATGATATCGAATTTAGTGTTTTCAACATTGCCAACTTATCACAATTGATAAAAATTTATGCGACACAAAAACTCGAAAATCCGACCTTAACTTCAGCTCTTTTTAAAAGTAATCTAAGAGCATTTTTTGGAACTGAAAATGGACTTCAAACAGATTTGTTGAACGCAGTTATTGAAAATGTCAAAAAGAAACTAAAAGACATTCCACAACCAATAGAACAAAATATACAAAGCACATTATCAGGGACACAAGGTAAATCGGAATTATATAATCTTTTCAGAGCCCTTAACGATAAATGGATTGCAGGAACAGACTACGTTTCTAAAACTTTATTCGAAGACTTCCTTTTTTTAGACAGAGCTTCAAGAAATATTGGGGACACAATATTGGTGGATATTTTCGCGGTAAAGAACTTAATCAACAGAAAATCACTTAACGACCAAATGAGTGTGTTTACCCTCCTGAGTAGTATGTTGATTCAAAATAACTTCACGGTGATGCCCTTACCGGCTTATGTTAATTTTTACAACGTTCTGAATGTCGATGGAACAAGAAATCCAAACTCAGAGAGTATTCAAAATTTCGGAAATAACCTTTGGGGTACATTTACAAATGTGGACTATAGAAATGCTACACCAAAGATGGTATGTTTTTATGTTGGAAAGCCGTCGGACCAATTACCATTACCAAGACAAATTTCAGGATATGGAGATGATGGTTTTGATTTGAGAAATCCAAACAACCCCCTAATCGAGAATATACAAGATAAAAAGGATTATGACTATTCGAATAAAGTGGTTGGATTTACAGTTGATATTGGTATTAGAAACCAAAACGTATTTCATAATTTTTCAGTTACTCAAGATACGGGAAAAGCTACTTCAGAGACAATTGCTGCGTTAATACAAATGACAGACCAACTGAATACGAGAAACGTAACGACTCAAAATGCCAGTTTGTATAACATGTACAAAAGAAGAAGTTATCAGTGTGATGTAAGTTGTTTAGGAAACGCACTAATACAACCTACGATGTATTTCAACCTGAGACACGTCCCGATGTTTTACGGACCTTATATGATTACTGAAGTGACTCACACAATCACGCCAGGGGATTTTAGTACAAACTTCAAAGGTGTTAGACAAGGATATTTTGATTTTCCTCAGATAGACAGTTTCATTCAAAAGATTAATCAAAATCTTTTAACAAGAATCGAAGCACAAATTTTTCAAAGGGCGGGAAAAGAAAATATTCCAACAACTCAGCAACAAATTGAAAATAATTTAATTGTTAACACTAATTCAATTCAACAAGCGGCTGAGGAAACTTGTTTCAATAAAAGAGCTCCTCAATTTGCAAATTTTATAACTCAACCTAAAAAAGACGAATCTGAAAGTATCGATAACTTCTCAAACAGTATCAAGAAAAAATTTCCAACAAATCAGGGATTACAAACACTAATTTACGTCTTGTCTTATGTTAGGTCTTATTCTTTACCTGGTAAAGATGGTGGTAATTTCATGTCGGCTAACTTTAATTTCGCAGGTATTACTTTAGATAAACCACTACCAGGTAATCTCGTTAAACACATCGAGAATGGGGCATATACTTGTCTGAAACTTAATACGGTCCAAGGGGGGTTGGATTTACCTACAGCAAGATTTATTAGTTTAGATAAGTATCTTGATTTTATGGGAGCCCTTTTGGCACCAAGAGTATCTCAAATTTTGAATGGATTAGTAATAGAGTATTATTGTACCGAATTTCCATCTTCAAACGTTAGTGTAGAATATTTCAAACAAAATAAATTGCGTTTGGAAAATACTTTCAAACCCATTTTCGAACAAGCGGTGGACAGTGCTAAAAAACAAGGATTTGTTGTAATTTTCCCACTGAAAGAACAGACAGGAGCACCATTAAATTCATCAACCACAAATCAACCCATTTGTCCTGTGACAACATTAGCATCAATAAATCCTTCAGAAGGAAAACCAGGAACAATCGTTAGTATAGAAGGACAAAATTTGGATTATATCAGAGGAATCGAGTTTGGTGGAGTACCCGCAAACTTATGGACAAGGGTTAATGCCAATACCATTCAACTAATCTCATCGAATAAAATTAAGTTTTCTGTTCCTACTATCACAGCAATAACAACACGAACAAGCTTAAGAGTCAGAGTACTCACCACTACAAGTGGTCCTAATGGAATAATAGCACCTGAGACGTTCGATTTCATCCCAGTTTAATATATTTATATAAAAAGTATTTTTATGAACTTGAAATCAAAATTAGATGCCTATCTTGGAAAATCAGTAAGATTTTCTGAGGAAGACAATGGAGATGGTACAAAAGAGGTTTGTGACCTTGACACGGGTGAATGTTATGTTGTTAGAGAACGAGATGGTCTAATTGAAAGAGCCGGACATCAACACATGGCAAACAGAAAAGTAAAAGTTGAAACTGTTCACGGAATAAAACAATTGTTAAACGGATAATAAAATGAGTTTAGATAAGAAAATATTAAGTGAAATCGAAAGATATAGAAGGATTAATCAATATATCAACGAACAGGAAGCTATCACCCCGGTAGAACCACCAGCGCCAGCCCCACCAGCTGCGGTACCCACATCTACACCTGAGCAACCACCTGTGGAAGCACCTGTTGCTAAAACAGAACCATTGGATGTTGAATCAGACCCTGATGTTGAAAAAATTGACGACAAAGGAGAGTCTGAGGAGACGGAGTCTTCTGATACGGAAGAACTCGATGTTACTGAATTAGTTTCCTCACAAAAGAATGTCGAACAAAAACAAGAGGAATATTTTGAAACACTATTTGTTCAGTTAGATAATTTAGAGCAAAAGTTAGGAGAGATGGACAATATAATGAAAAAACTTAATGACCTTGAGGCAAAGATTGAAAGATATAGAGAAAAAACTCCTCAAGAAAAATTAGAACTAAGAACATATGATTCATATCCTTACAATCAAAAACTTTCTGATTTTTTCACAGACAAAAAAGAAGAAATGGAAAAAACAGGAAAAAATGATTATATTTTGACATCAGACGAAGTTACCGATATCAATGTGAATGATATCAAAAACTCTTTCCAACCAAATAGTGAAACAAAAAATAACTTCGAATTTAAAAGATAATACAAGGGACCTTAAGGTCCCTTTTTAATTTGACAAATAGGGAAATCTCAATTATATTTTATAAACAAAACTAAAACTTTTAAAAATGAGTAATGTATTAGATGCCGTATTGGCGCAGTATGAAAAAAATCAGTATGGGGGCGGGGCCCAATCAAAAATGTCGCAGGATGAAAGAATGAAAAAGTATTTCGCTTTAATCTTAGGAGACAAAGAGAAATCAGGTCAAAGGAGAATAAGAATTCTTCCTACTAAAGATGGCAGTTCACCATTTAAAGAAGCTTGGTATCATGAAATCCAAGTAGGAGGTCAGTGGCAAAAGTTCTACGACCCAGGAAAAAATGATAATGAACGTTCACCACTAAACGAAGTTTATGAGGATTTGATGAGTACAGGCAAAGATTCTGATAAAGAACTTGCTAAACAGTACAAGTCACGTAAGTTCTACATCGTAAAAGTTATCGACCGTGATAACGAAGCTGATGGACCAAAGTTTTGGCGCTTCAAGCACAACTATAAGAACGAAGGTATCCTTGACAAAATCATTCCAATTTGGAGAAATAAGGGAGATGTTACAGACCCTGACAAAGGTCGTGATTTTGTTATCGAACTTGCCAAGTCAAAAACACCGAAGGGAAAAGAATACACAACAGTTTCGGCTATTATGTATGATGACCCAACTCCAATCTCTCAAGACGCTGAACAAGCTAAAGCTTGGGTAGACGATGAATTGACTTGGACAGACGTATATAGTAAAAAACCTATTGAGTATCTCGAAGCAATCGCTGAAGGTAAAACACCAAAGTGGGATAACGAAAAAGGTGGATATATATATGGAGATAATGAAGTTTCTGAAACCTCAATTGGTGGAGGTAAATCTTCTAAAACCCAAGACCCTCAGGCAGAGGCTGAAATAGACACAGACTTACCGTTCTAAATTATAACATGTTCCCGACATTCGTGTCGGGAACATATTTTTTATTTATATGACATTTACTGTAAAACACCAGCCACAAAAAATTTACGAATCTACTACTTACGAAATTACTATACTTGATGACGAAGGGACAGAGTATCGATTGAGAAAATGGGAGGACTCGAATGGGGGTGGGTATTATATGTATTATGATGGTGATTGGAAAGAATACCACCCGAGCGAAGAATTGGATGACTTTATTACTTATGACTTAGACTTTTAATTATGGCAATCAAAAAAAACGATTTTAGTAACTTAAAAAAGAAGTTTTCGACTTCTGCAAAATATAAACCCCAAAGATTTTTAGATTTGGGTGGAGATTTTTTGGATGCGGTTGGACTTCCTGGCCCCGCAATAGGACATATAAATATGTTTTTAGGGCACTCAGATACAGGTAAAACAACAGCAGCTATCAAAGCTGCGGTTGACGCACAAAAAAAAGAAATACTACCTGTGTTTATTATTACAGAGCAAAAGTGGAGTTTTGACCATGCCAAAATGATGGGATTTCAATGTGAAGAGGTTGTGGATACTGAGACAGGTGAAATGGATTGGGATGGGTTCTTTTTGTTCAACAATAACTTTAGTTATATAGAACAAATTACAGACTACATCAATCAATTATTAGATGCACAAGAAAAAGGTGAGATGAATTACAGTTTGTGTTTTATATGGGACTCGGTTGGCTCTGTACCATGTAAGATGACATTCGAAGGAAAAGGTGGTAAACAACACAACGCATCTGTCCTTTCTGACAAAATAGGAATGGGAATAAATCAGAGAATATCAGGTTCAAGAAAATCGGATAACGAATACGAGAACACACTCATCATAATCAATCAACCTTGGGTTGAATTACCTGATAATCCTTTTGGACAACCTAAAATCAAAGCAAAGGGTGGGGAGTCAGTTTGGTTAAACTCATCACTTGTATTTTTGTTTGGAAATCAAAAAGGTGCTGGAACTACCAAAATAACCGCAACTAAAGATAAAAGAAGCGTTAAGTTTGCTGTGAGAAGCAAAGTATCCGTCATGAAAAATCATATCAATGGACTCGGATATGATGATGGAAGAATAATTGTTACGCCACACGGATTTTTAGCGGGTAAAGATTCTACAGAAGAAAAAGTGTCTATTGAAACTTATAAGAAAGAATATGCCGATTATTGGAAAGACATTATAGGGGCTGAAGGTGATTTCACCCTGACAGAAGAAAAAGAAGATTAGTAACCTTCAAAAAAGGTATGTGAGCAAGACATTATTAATAGACGGAGATAATTTATTTAAAATAGGGTTTCACGGGGTAAAAGACCTTTATAGTGACGGTTCACATATAGGAGGTGTTTATCATTTCATAAACACCATTAGAAAATTTTTAGAAGAACACAATCATGACAAAGTCATTGTGTTTTGGGATGGGGATTCAAACTCATCGATACGAAAATCCATATACCCACAATACAAGGGAAATAGAAGACGAGACATGAATGAGTACAAATACGAATCTTACTTGCAACAAAAAGGGAGAGTCAAGATGTATTTGGAGGAGGTCTTTGTTCGACAGGTTGAGATAATTAACAATGAAGCTGACGACCTGATTGCTTACTATAGTCAAATTGCGACCGATGAAGAGATTATAATCTTCTCAGGTGATAAAGACCTCACTCAATTAATAAGTCAAAGGGTGACCATCTATTCACCTGTAGCGAGAAAATATTTCAAAAACGGAGATAATATATCAATCAATAAAGTTGAAATACCTCACGAAAATATTTTAGTTACCAAAATATTCATTGGCGATAAGTCAGATAATATTGATGGTATTGAAGGTTTAGGTGAAAAAACATTAGTGAAACTATTTCCACAAATATTGGAAAAATCATGCACAATCGAAGAAATATTGGATTGTGCACGAAATATCAAACAAAACAAATTACCAAAATCTTTACAGAATATTTTGACAGGACGAACAAAAAGCGCTATACTTGGAGAACAATTTTATCTCATTAATAAACAAATTGTTGACCTTAAAAACCCACTGATTACGGACCAAGGTAAATCCTTAGTAGAACAAATCCACACTGACACAATCGACCCAACTGACAGAGGTTACAAAAACCTAATGAGACTGATGATGGAAGACGGCCTATTCAAATATCTTCCAAAAGATGATGAGGCTTGGGTAAAATTCCTGAGACCATTTATGAAATTAACAAGAAAAGAAAAACGAAAACTATGATAGACAAATCCTTGGGTAAAAAACTGAACACAACGTACAGGGCAAACTTACCATTTCCTTATATTGTAATTGATAATTTTTTCCCCGAATTTTTACTTAGAAAATGTAAAGAAGAAATTACGAAACATGACATATGGCATCATGACACAGTTGAATGGACCCAAGAATTTCAAGTTTCCAAATATTATTACCCCTCGGAACTTACAGACATGAAAGAATTTCATACCAAGTTACCAATAACCACCATGTTTATGGACTATTTAAACTCGGACGAATTTTTAGTATTTCTAAAAGATTTAACAGGTCATGAGCAGTTATATCGTGACCCAGTATTAATGGGAGGCGGTATCCATAGAATAAAAAGAGGTGGAAAACTCTCAGTTCATCACGATTACAATGAACACCCTAAAACAAAAAAGTTAAGAAAATTAAACGTTCTTATATATCTCAATGAAAATTGGAAATCTGAATGGGGTGGAAACCTCGAACTTTGGAGTAAAGATTTACAAAATAAAGAAGTCGAAGTAGAACCCATCTTTAATCGTATGGTAATATTCGATATTGAAAAAGCACCCCACGGACATCCGATTCCTTTGAATTCACCAGAACATGTCGATAGATATTCCTTAGCTTTATATTACTTCACAGATAATTTCGTAGAACCAGAAAATAAAAATCAAGTAAGATTTTTCTACGACCATTATTTAGGAAAGAAAGAAAATAATGAAACCAAAAAATCGGATAATTTAGATTTAGAAAATTTATTAAAATAAAAAAATATGAAAGAACAAGACATTACGAAAATGGAGTTTCTCCTTACCCTAAACGAAAATATAGTGGTACAAAGATATTTCAATGTCAAAGGATTTAACTATGACGCAAAAAACTCCATCGAGTTTTATGAGTTTATTAAAGACCTTAAAGATGAATTAGAGTACTATTTGAAAATGAAGACTGTTGTCTACATGATGGACAACAAAGAATCCATAATTCATGACCCAAAAATAATGGAGACTTCATTTACTGAAGGGCCCGAGTTCTTCAATATATTCGTTAAAGTAGGAGACCAGACAATTTGTCATAGAATTTTTGATGGAAAAAAATTCCCACCAAAAATTCGTTATACAGTTGATGTAAGACCATATTTGAAAGATGTTCTTAAAGAACTTACTGACATTTTTTCATCTGAAAAATTAAATTATGAATACTGCGAATTTGATTTAAGAGATTAATATTTAATAAAAGAGGGGATATATTTCGTAGATATGAATAAAAATTTTGATTACTTAGGGAACACGTTTCAAATTCAATTACTTAACCAAATTATCGAGGATAAAGATTTTTCATCATCCATTATGGATGTAATTGAGGGGTCTTATTTTGATAATAAGTATTTCAAAATCATAATTCAATTAATTAAAGAATATTATGAAAAATTCGAGGCTACCCCTAACTTCGAAACATTAGAACAGCTTATCAGAGCTGAGGTTTCACAAGAGTTGGTTACTAAGATTGTACTCGATACACTCAAACAAGTAAAAGATGCGCCTTTCGAAGGAGCGCAGTTTGTTCAAGAGAAAGCACTAAAGTTTTGTAAACAACAAGAACTTAGAAAGGCAATGGACAAAGCTCAAAAGATTATCACAGAGGGAGATTTTGAATCATACGATAAGGTCGAAGGTCTCGTTCGTGAAGCCTTACAAGTTGGTGAAATTGAAAAAGACATTTCTGATATTTTTACGGGTTTGGATACTGTTTTGGAAGAGGATTATAGGCATCCTATACCCATGGGTATACCCGGCATTGACAGACTATTGAAAGGTGGTTTAGCCAAAGGTGAGATTGGGGTTATACTTGCACCAACTGGTGTTGGTAAGACCACTATCCTGACCAAAATTGCTAACACTGCATTTAACTTAGGTTATAATGTTCTTCAAATATTTTTTGAAGACAACCCAAAAATTGTGCAAAGAAAACATTTTACAATTTGGACCGGTATTGCCCCTGACGAACTAGCAAATAATAAACAAGATGTTATGTCTAAGATTGTTTT